CACCGTCTGCACTTCGCCGAGCGCCTCTGTAACAGCCTGCTTCACGCCGGGCCACTGATAATCGTGGCCGCACAGGATCCGCTTCGCCTTTGGACGCCACGCGCGAAGGTCGGCGAGAACCTCTTCGTAATCGTGGCCGCCATCGAGAAACACCATGTCCGCTTCGGGCGCGGCGACCGCGGCCTCCACGCTCGCCATGCGCATCACCTTGAGGTTGTCGAAGTGGCCAACGTTTTCCCAGAAGCGCCCGAATACGTCGCCCTTCTCCGCCTCGATGTGCGCGCCCTGCGGGCCGAGTTCACCCTTCGATCCCTGCCAGTGGTCAACTGCGTAGACCGGTCCCTTGCAGGCGGACAGGAGCGCGAAGGTGGACCGGCCTTTCCAGGAGCCGACCTCGATTACGCTGTCCGCCCCGGCTGCGGCGCCGGCGAGCCAGCCGAGCTCCTCGTCGGACATCCAACCGTCGATATCCTGCGCCCGCTTCGGGTTCTTGACGTCCTGCCGGAAGAGCGTCTTGATGCTTCCGGTGAATTTCCATTGGCCGAAGTGTGCGAGCTCGATATGCGGGTCCGCCCAGATGCGCCCGCCGATCCGCCGCCAGAGCCGGGAGAAGCCGAAATCCTCGCTGAGGTAGTGACCGGTCTCCGGGTCGATGAAGCACGAGAACAGATCGTACTCCGGGCCACCGACCGGGTTATCCCGAAACTGGCACTTGCGCTCGGGGTACGCCGCGATCATTCTTTCGATGCAGGCGCGCGAAATCATCAGGAAACCTGTCGGGGCGTCGCGCACTTCGACGTAGCCGGACTCGCTGTGCCAGGTCAGACAGCGGTCCGAATCGACGGCGAAGTTTACCGGGAAGCTCACCTCGCGCGATTTCCTCGGATAGATTCCGCAAACTACTTCCAGATCGTCCGATTCGAGCGCACATAGCAGGCGCAGAACGTGATCGGGTTCCCATTCGAGGTCGGCATCGATGAACAGCAACCGATCACAGTCCGACTCCATGAACCTCGCGACGAGGACATTGCGCGCCCGGGAAACCAGACTGTCGTTCGGCTCGAAAAAGATGGTGTGGCTGATACCGTGTTCGATGAGGACCTGCTTCGTCTCCAGCAGTGCCTTGGTGAACGCAGCGTGCAGTGCTGATCCGTAGCACGGCACGGCGATGAAGAGCTTAGGCATTCGGCGTCGAATCTGCGCTGTTTACCGCGCCCTGCCGCCGGTCGATCCTTACCGGCACGGCTCCCCTCTCGCGCGTTGGCTGCGGCCTGACCACATTCATTGCCTCGCCCTCAACGGTGACCGCGTCCGGATGAAGCTCGACGGTGACAACCGTTCCGTTTTCCCGTGTCGCGGAAAGTCCGAAGGACACGAGATTGGTGATTTCCGTGTCGTCGATCCAGAGGCGCGAGCCCGCGCCCGGCGCCGTCGCTTCAATTCGAATCTTCATGAAATCCTCTTCCCCTCGCACATCAGGACCACCGAGCAGCCATCTACTTCATCGGGGACCACTGCCTTGATCTCCAATCGCCAGCCGCGCCACTCGATCCGGTCTGACGCGCGGATATTGGAGCGGTAGCGCATCGTGACCTTGGCATTCGCCGTGGCATCAACCTGCTGCGCTTTCCAGGCTTCGTGGCCGCTCAGGATCTCCACGCGCGCCCAAACGCTCGCAAGGGTTTCCGGCGAGCGCATCTCCGCTCCGAGAACGTGCGAGATCGTGTCTCGGGTGATGGTGACGTAGTGGAGGAGATCACCGCCGTTCAGGGGCACGTCAGAACCTCCCGATTACGTAGGCAGAGCACAGCGATTCGACGCCCATCGTCAACGCCTCGCTCTGGAAGTCTGTTCTGCCGGTCAGGATGGCTTCCCGATTGCGGTAGAGGTGCGCGGCCATCAGCCGGATCGCCGTCTTAATGTCGGTCGGCACGCTCGCGGCATCCTGCCAGCCCGCCGTAAACCGGATGACGATCGGCTCGCCGAATTCGAGCATGGCCGTGGGCCAAATCCGGTTGTATTTGAGCCACACGCTACCGATAAAGGCGTCGTTCGGGCCGTCTCCGCTGGAATAGACGGACACGAGGTTGTAGTTGGCGGGATCGAAGGTATGCTGGACGCCCTGATTGTCCGTGTACTTGATCCAGGCGACCGACTGGAGATTCCCGAGCGGCATCTTGATGAATGGCTCGCACGGCCAGCGCGCCATCGTGTATTCCCAGGTGGATGTCGTGAGCGCCCGCTGCCCGAGTTGGTTCCAGGCGATGAATCTCTCGGCTGCTGCGAGTTGGTCCCCGCCTGAATCCGGCGAGTCCGCATCGATGCGCGCGTGCGTCTGGAATTCCTCCAGGGACACGACCGGATCGTCCGGATCGGGGGGTGTAATCGGCCTGAGCATGGGAAAAGTGGAAGGGCGCGGCGAGCCGCGCCCACTTCAGCGGGGTGAACTAGCTGCGCTTCTGCCAGACGCGCACATAGTCGGTCGTCACATCGCCAACGGCGGCGCCGGACGCCTTGTAGCAGGAGACGATCGGCTGCACCTTGGAATTGGCCGCGCTCGCGGTCCAGCCGAAGGTCGTCGAACTGGCGACCTGGTTGCCGTCGATGAAGAATTTGATGTTCGCGGTATCGCTGAAATCGATGCGGTAGATGTGATAATCGCCGGCGACAACGGTAATGCCGCTCGTGGTGCTCGCGTCCGTCACGTTGTCGTCGGTCTCGCAGAAGATTTCGCCGGAGCCGTCCGCCGTAAAGAAGGCGCTGTACGTGATGTTGTCCGGACCGTCTGCCCAGGCGCTCACCACGCCCCAGACTGACTCGGCGAGCAGCGTCGGAATCGTCGAAACGTTCAGCCGGCACTCGAAATTGAGGCCCTGCGTCGCGGCGAAGACGAGTTGGTCGGCGAAGTACAGGTCGGCGTTCTGCTTTTCGGACGTTGAGGTGAGGGCGCATTTGAGGGTGCCGTTCACATCGTTGGCGACACCGGCGACGGTGGGCGGCGCCGCGCCGACGATCTTCTTGGCCCAATTGACGCCGGATTCGAGCGAGCCGCCGGCCGGAATCACCAGGGACGGAGTGAGGAAGTCATCCTCGAAAAAGACCGGCGCAAACGCGCGCACCCGCTCCTGCGAGGAGCGATCGTAGTATTCCAGGATCCCGGCATTGTACCGGGCATTCGTTGACTGAGACATGAGTTTCTCCTATTCGCGCCCGGGGGCGCGACCCTTGCGGGTCGAATTTGGGGAAAAAATCGGGGCGGACGGGGAGCCCGCCCCAGGGAAGGCGATCCGGGAGATTAAACGATCGCCGAAGCGTTGGGCTCGGACGCGAGACGCGGCCCGCCGAGCTCGACCAGGATGCCGCCGAGCACCGCTGAGGCGACCACCTCGACGGCCTTCAGCCGCACGTACTTGTAGCCGCTGGCCGCGAGCGCCTGCGATTCGATGGAGACCACGACGATCCGGCTGGAGCCGGCCGTGGTCGTGAAGCCGGACGAGGTCGCCTTGGTCAGGGTGCCGGGCGTGTCGCCGGTCAGGATTTCGCGATAGGTGAACGGCACGGCCGAAGTGTTGGTGCCGCTGGTGTCGTCGCACGCCTCGACCGTAATCGTGGACGTGCCGGTTGCGCCGACGCCACAGAAAACGATGAACGTGCAGTTGCTCCAGTTCGCGAGGCTGACGATGTCGCTGGTAACCGTCCCGGCGAAGGCATTCGCCACGGGGTCCAGCCCTTTGATGTAGTGACGGGTTTGGATCGGAAGCATTGATTTTTCTCCTTTGGGTTGGACTGGCGGGACTCTTTGAGCCCCGCCATTTGTGGTTTACCGAGCCGCCAAGGTGACGAACGGCGATTGGGTGCCGGAACCCTTATACGGCGTGATGGCGGAGGCGAGCGAGGGCTGCATGTCGTACCGCAGCGAGAAGCGGAAGGTGTTCTCACCGGTGAGGAATTGGACGTGCATCGACTCGGCCTGCTCCATGGCGCCCTTCGAGGCGTAGTACATGTAGCCGAGATCCGCGAGGATCACGTCGCCGACAGTGCCGAGCGCGGAAGCCTGCTCGATGGTGACAACGGGGCGACCCTTCAGCATCGGGGTCGGGCTGTCCTTCAGACCGCCGGCCGGCAGGTACACCAGTTGGCCGCTCGTGCCCACGCCGATGTTGAGGGAGTCAAGCTGCGGCTCCACTTCCGAGTTGATGTACCAGACGGCGCGCGCCCGGGCGCGGGGAAGCATCCGCTGCCACATCTTCGAGACGTTCTCCGCCACGAACGTGCCGTTCGGCTGGCCGGTTTCCTTCGCGACGCTCACGGTCGCGCCGGCGTTCAGCAACCCGAGCCCCTGACCCGCGCCATTTCCGCGGACCACCACGTCGTCCAGGACGAACGCGAATTCCTCCGCGAACGCCTGCTGCGCGACGCTGCCGAGAGCGGCGGCATCCTGGAGCACTTCGTCGGTCGCGTAGAAGAAGCCGAGCAGTTTCTTCAGCTTCATCTCGATCGGGCGGAACTTCGGCTTGGCGGCCGTGGCCGTGGCCGCTTCCGCGGCGTGGTAGATCTGGACACCGCCCCAACGGGAGCCGGTCGCGCGGCTGGTTTCGTCCACGCCGTTGATCGTGACGGCGTTCGCGTTGGACGAGATCGTGATCGGAGAGCACTTCGGGTACAGCAGGCCGACGTCGTGCGCCGTCTGGAGGATCTCGCCGGCGACGTCCTTGCCGACCAGAAAGCCGCCTTCCGAGCCGATCTGCTCATTCGCGCCAAGCGCGGCCGCGCGCGGATTCAGGCGCGGGTCGATGCCGGACGGGCTCATCGCAGCGCTGCGAACGGACTGGAGGAACTCGCCGAAGCTCGCGAACGGCTTATCCTGGCGGTTATCGTGGACGGTGGCGGGCGTCGTGCGCGGAGTCGTGGTCTGCGCCGTCTGCATCTTCTGGACCGCTTCGATTGCGGCGTCGATCTTAGCGATGTCGGCGCTGAGAGCGGGCAGATCGGCGGCCTCGGTGGTATCCACCTTAGCCATCAAGGCGTCCCGCTGTTCGTTGAGCGACTGCAGTTTGCTCAAGAGGGGGTTCATACTTTTGGTCTCCTTTTGTGCTGGATTTTGAACCGCTCACGGATGACCGTGAGGTTTTCCGCGGGCGGTCCTGCGGGGGCCGCTTCGCTGGCTGCTACTTCGGGCTCCTTCGGCGCTTCGGCCTTCGCTCTCAGCGCTTCGGGAACATTCCTCAGCTTCGAGAGCAGAGGAAACTCTTTGGCCGCGGCTAGCGCCTTCGCGTTGCCCTCGGCAATGGAATCGGCAAATCCTTGGTCAACCGCGTCTTGCGCGGAGAGCCAGGTTTCGGCGTCGAGGATGGCTTTAATCTCGGCGATCGTCTTGCCGGACTTCGCGACATAGATGTCCGCCATCGAATCGCCGATTTTTTCGAGCACGTCGGCCTCGGCGCGGAGATCATTGGCATTTCCGAGGGCAATCGTCCAGGGATTGTGCAGCATCAGCATCGAACCCCGGCCCATCGTGATCGTGTCGCCCGCCATCGCAATGAGAGAGGCTGCGGAGGCCGCGATGCCGTCCACCATGACCGTTATCGGCTTGCCGGCCGCGCGCAACACGTTGTAAATCGCCACCCCATCGAAGGCGCTTCCTCCCGGCGAGTTGATTCGGACGGTGATATTCGAGAACTCGCCAGCGTCGTCCATTTGTTCCTTGACTGAAGCGGGCGTGATCCCTTCTCCGGTCCACCAGTCAAGGCCAATGTCGCCATACATGGTGATTTCGAGCGTCGTTTCTGCGGACGCGAAGACACGGCTGCTTACAAACGGTTTTGCTCTCATAGGGGGACTCCGCGACGTAAAAATGAGGTTACTGTTTAGCGGCGATGCGCTTGGCTATGACGTCGGGGCGAGTGTTCGGATTCGCAAAGTCGCCGAGGGAAGCGGCCGGGGCCTTGATGATCTGCTGCTGCGGCAGTTCGTCGATCGGCACATTCTGGACTTGCGCCATCAGCTTGTCCGCGTTGCCGCCCCGGCGATTCAGATGCATCTTGCTCCGGGCTTCGTCGCGCGTCATGATGCCGCTGTTGGCCCCAATTCCATAGGCCTGCATCTGCTCGAAGAACCGGCCGCGACGCATTTCGTCGCGATCGAACTCGACGAAGATGGTATCGGCCTCGCGCTCTGAGAGGCAGGAGAACATAAGTTCGGATTCCCAGTTGCTCATCCAGTCGCCAGCCGAACTGGATTCGTAATCGAGCCCTTGCTCTTCGATGTTGGAGTTGTGGACGACAACGCCATCAGCAACGAAAGACTCAAGGCCCTCGACCTGGAGGTCGTAAACCGGCTCCGCTACGGCACTCACCTCAATAGAGGCGATTCGAGAGAGTTCGCATTGCGGTTCGTCAAATCCCCGCCCGCCATACCATGGGTAGGAGCGCCCCTTTTTCCCGAATGGCTTGCCCTCATCCATCCTTTTGACGTAGCGCGGGTCGCGTGATCCAATTCGGCGATTATTCAGCGGATCCGAGCACGTAAAGGCATAGGACGAGAATTCGATTATTTTCCCGCTCGGTAGCCGGCTCATGCCTCGCTGATTGCGAAGATTCGTGACTGGAATTCCCAAGCCCATGCAAAGATGGCGTAACTGCCCGAGCATTTCGGAGTTGCACGAATTGAAGCTAATGCGGCCCTTCTTGTCAACGGAACCGTCCCCGTCGAGATAACCACGGAGAAGTCCTAGTCGCAATTCAGCGGTGAGGCTGAATACCCAACCAGGAATGCGCTTGGTCCGCGCTGTTCCGCCAAGCCCGAGAAGATCTAGCTCGCGACCCGCTGCAGCGGACATGAAACGTGTCTGACGGTTCTGCTCTTGCAGCGTGATCGATTTCTTTCTTCGCTCAATATCGCGCGGCCCGCCAGCGTTCTCGTACGAATGGAACTCCTCACGCATTACAGCACGGTAGTGATCCATGTATAGAGCGTTAGAAGCCCTGGCGATCTGAACGCCTACAGGCTCACCATGGACTTTGCTAAGATTGCCATCGGATAGCAACAGGCCGCAGAATTCCAGGAAGCCAACGGACGCCTCGCGCCCATTTGGCAGCACCGTAGATCCATCTTCAGGAAGCCCGTTAAGGCAAACCAGAGTATCCCCGGCCCGCAAATCGCCGGCACGGACCCATTCGCTTTCCCACTCGGCCCGCCACTGGTTCCCAATAGTTCCAGCGGGAGCTAATTTTCTCGCTTTCACGCGAGCGCGCACCCGGTGATTAGCGTTCATGCGAACGGTGCGATTCGTTGTGCGGAATGTAATGATGCGGTCGAATCCCGAGCAAACTGCCTGCTTGACGGCCGCCTTCTTAAATGAACCGTCCGGGGCGTATGACCAGACCACATCTCCGGGGCGGATGGCAGCTATATCCCGGGGGCCTTCCTCTGTGTAAACCTGCGCATCTCCGGGTAGACAGAACGTTGCCTTGTCGAGCTCCGCCAATTTGTGCAGCGGAACGCCATAGATCCGGCTGAAGTCCGCAATGCCCATCTTTCGGGTCGCGATAAACTCGGCGTCCGACTGGCTGACCGCCGGGATCGCCTTCCAATCCGTCCCGGTTTGGAAAACGGCGGTCTTATTCGTGTTGCCGACCCCGCCGAACGTGTCGTTCCATTCCTTGCGGATCTTCTCCTTGTCGCCGGCGGGGAATGGACCGGAGAGGATGCCGCCCGGCCGCGCGCCGTTTTTGTAGAACGACACCGAATACTCGTCCTGGGAGAGCGCAAGATCGAACGTGCGCCGGCAGGATTGCACCGGGTTCAGGCCCATCACACCGTCCAGTTCGAGCCCGCGGAGATGGAGAATGTTCGTCCAGGGCTGCGTGATCTTCTGGCCGTTACTCAGGCGGTAGTCGTAAATGTAGCCGTCCCAGTCCGGCGCCGGTTTCACGGTGACGCGGGTCGGATTCCAGGGCCAGAGGCCGGCTACCTGGCCGCGGTCGCTGATCTCGATGTAGGCATAGGCGTTGCCCTGCGAAAGCACCCAGTTCTGCATCAGCGCCCGGAAGCGGCGCGCGCTCATGTACGGGTTCGCCTGGCGCGTGAAGAGGCGGTGCAGGTAGTGATTCGGCGCTTCCTCCCGGCCGTCTTTCGTGCGGCGATACGTCAGCAGCGGCGTTCTCGCGATATCTCCCGACAGAATGCGGTGACAGCCGAAGACTGCCGAGATCTGGAGCGCCGTCAGGGCCGTGACCGGCATCGAGCCGCCGCCTATGGCAACCGGCTGGTACCAATAGTCGTCATCCGGGCCAGTCGGCGTATAGGCCCGGACGATCCCGAGCGGCGAGAGCGAATTCAGGGTTTCGATCTTCATCCGAGGACCATCAGGCCGCCCTTGTAGAATTCCGAGCCGTTAAACTCCGCGTCGATAATTCCCCGCAGCGCGTCCGTTACCGCCGCGATGCCGTCAATCCGGCTCGATTCCTTCTCGCGGTCCGGCTTGTCGAACATCACGAGATCGGTGCCGTTTGAAATGGTGCAGGCGCATGAGGCATTCCAGCGAAGGACCGGGTGTCCCCCATGGTGAAGCCCGCCCTGCGCAACGAGCTTCAGTAGTTTCTTTGTGGGCTCATTCAGCGTCGAATAGCCCTGCCGGATTTCCTGGCAGGGGTAGCCTTCCTCGGACATAGGGACGGACAACTCCCGCGAGTTGTAGGGATCCCAACAGATCTTCTGCAGATCGAACATCCTCGAGCCCCATTCCAGCCGCTCGCGGACCGCGCGGCCGGTAATCACCTCGCCCGGAGAGAGTTCCAGGAATCCTTCCCGGGCCCATTGCCCATACGGCATGCCGTCGCGCAATTCCCGCTTCCGGACCGCCGCTTCGGGCAGCCAGAAAAACGGAAGCACGTCGTACTCGTCTTCGGCCTCGCACGGGAACACGAACGCGACGGCCGTCAAGTCGAGCGCCATCGAGATGTCGACGCCGGCCCAGCAGCGCCGCTCGATGAAATGGCGGAGAACCTCGGGGTGAAGCGGCCGGACGATATCCTCGGGAGCCTTCGGCATCAGCCCGCGGGCCACCCACGGCCCGGCGCCGGCGTCCCACTTCACCATGTCGATCGCGCGGTCCGACTTCTCGTCCCAGATATTCAGGAAGTAGCGCTTGAAGCTGGTCAGATCTCCTTCGGCGGCGTGCGATTCATACTTTTCTCGGATCTTCGAGATGTCCAGGAATCCGCCGTTCTCTTTGAGGCTCGGGCATGCCTTGATCCAGGTCTCCGGCTTGCTCGGGTCGTCGGTCTTGTCGGCGGCGTAGATCCGGCCGTAGAACTTGCGGTCGGATACAATCCCTTCTCGAATCTTGCGCGTTTTTTCGTGGAGCCTCCAGGCGAGCGGGGAATCCTTCTGGACGCCGGCGGTAGTAATCGCGATCGTCAGCGTCTGCTTCCTCGTGATGCCGCCATTCGAAAGGACGTCCCAATTCTCAAGCTGCTTCCGAGTCTTCCAGCGGTGCACCTCGTCGGCCACCGTGAAGGCCGGGTTCACGCCGTCACCGAAGTCACCATCGGCCGCCACGGCGGCATAGAACGAATCCGGATCGTTCCGTTTGACGATCCGGTTCGTGCCGCGCATGATGCGCAGCCGCTGCTTCAGGACCGGCGACTGCTCGACCATCTTGCAGGCGGCGCGGTAGACATTGAGCGCCTGGCGGGTCGCCGCCGCGGCGCCGTACACCTGGCAGCCTGGCGTGTTGGTCAGGACCAGGACCAGCAGGACGATGCCGGCGACGAACTCGGTCTTACCGCTTTTTTTCGGCACTTCGAGATAGACCAATTCGATTACGCGGTTGCCGTTCTCATCGAGGTTGCCGAAGATGGCGCACAGCGCCTCTTCCTCCCACGGGCAGAGGAGGAATGGCTTGCCCCAATAAGAATCGGCCGTGTGGCGCAGAACTTTTTCAAAAAAATTGCACGCAAGATCGGCCTCAGCTTGATTGAACGGCATTCCAATTGTGACCAAGAGCGATCTGGCTGATGCACGACTGACTTACGCCAAATCTACCAGCGAGACAATCCTGCGACTTACCGGAGGCGAGTTGGGACCGGATCAGGGCCACCTCGTCGCGGGTCAGCTTGGCGCGCCCATTTCTCTCGCCAGCGCATCCCGACTTTCTGCCCTTGTTCATCCGGTCAGCGATGTTATCGGCGTTCGTTCCCAGGAATAGATGCGCCGGGTTAACGCACTTTCTGTTGTCGCAGTGATGCAAAACATGAAGACCGGCAGGAATCGGGCCCCGCGCCAATTGCCATGCGATTCTGTGGGCCTTGAACATTTTGCGTCGTATCGAAAACCACCCGTAACCGCTCTTCGCGTCGACGCTTGCCGTCCACCACCAGCAGCTTTCCGCCTGTTGAACCTTGGCCCAAAATCGCTCTGCGATTGTCATTTACTGGACCGTCGTCGGATTCTGCCGCGGCGCCCGCGGCTGACTTAGGATCTTCGCTAGATCCTCCAGGCCATCGTCTTTCTTCTCGATCGTGAGCCGCGTCCGGCTGACCGGGGAGAGCCCGAACTCAGAACAAAAGGCGCGGACCTGCCGCCAAGCCGCATTGCTCACCGTGATCGCCGGGTGGTACTTGATCTTCAGGACGATCCGCTCGCCGCTTTTCTCGTCGATCATCGATTCCTCGACCATCGGCCCGTCGCGCTCCACGATCAGGTCCGCCTGGACCGCCCGGGAGTAATTGACACAGGCGCCCTCCAGCATCATGGCGTCCGGCCGGCGGTCGAGCCCCATGTCGGCGAGCTCGGCCACCCAGAAGGTCCATGCCGCCCGGGCCCGGCCCTTCAGGTGGCGGGGGCAGGCCGGAAGACCGCGGGTCGTGTTCGGCTCGGCTGCGAGCTTTTCCTCGAGCTTCCGCTTGCCTTTCTTGCGAGGGTCGCCCTCGGCGATCTGCCGGGCGGTCGGCTTGGGCTTGCGGCCCCTCACGCCGACCTCCGAACCGTCGCCAGGCGGCGGCGCGGCGCAGAGACGAGATCCTCGGCGATCGACTCG